GGCGAGACGTGGAGCGTCTGGGAAGGCGGGGGCACGTCTCAGACAGTCACTCTGACGTTCTCAAGCGCCTCGACGGGATACGCGGCGATTGCAGCGCACAATCTCGGATCAACCGGAGCGACGATCACCTGCGCGGCGGGTGGCGTGACCAAGGGCAGCATCAGTCCTGACGATGATGGGGCAATCGTGTTCCTGTTTGCCAACGTGACCGTGACGACAGTTGCATTCACTATCTCAGGCGGTTCGGCAGCGCCGCAGATCGCCGTTGCTCAGGCGGGCGAGGTTCTGGAAATGCCGCAGTTGTCGGTGTTCACAGGATTGCCAATCAGCGAGAGCAAGCAAGTCAGATACCGTCACCAGCAGAGCATCACGGGCGACGTTCTGGGCCGCGCTGTTGAGGGCGCAGACCTGCGCTTTGACCTGACCGTGCAAAACCTGCCTGAAACATTCAGGGCGGCGGCTGGCGACATCACATGGAAGGGCTTTATCAATCACGTTGATAACACTGGGCCGTTCTTTATTGCCGCCAAGCCGTCTAGTTATCCCGATGATGTTGCCTACGCGCGGGCGACTGAGCGGCCAAGGTTTAACCGCGAACGACCCAACCTAACCAACAGCGGGGCCGTCACGTTCCAGTGCATGGGGTATGCAGCGCCATGAGCACAGTTGAGGCCATACGGGTGGACATGCAGCGCTGGGATGACTTTATGGCAAAAGCAAGGCCAATGCTGGACGCCATGCCTCAAGAAAAGCGCGAGGCGTTTGCAGAGTTTTGGTGGAACCTTGAAGACGCTGGATGCGAGGCGGCGGAAACGGTATTCCACAACGGGACGGTTTATTGCACGCCGTCTGACGACTTTCGCCGCGCACTTGCTGAGTTTGGAGTGACGGTAGAATGACCAAAACCGTCCAAATAGTTGAGTTGCGTTATAAACGATGCGATCTGCGATTTGGCGTCGGGACTTGCACGGCCACAGGCGCGCCGAAATGCTTTCAGACGTACAACACATGCTTGGCAAAAAACGTCTACAATCTGGATGGCGAAATCCGCTGGTACTTCCACCGCCACGGCGATCCGGCACCGCTCACGGCAGGACTGCCAACGGCCAATGAGGTTCGCGGGCCTAGCATCCCGATCCTGCGCACCGTGCGTACCGAACCAACGCGCATCAATCTCGGAGCCGTGCGTGAGGGCGAAAGCCCGTTTGGCTTGCGTGGCACGATCAGCGTCACGCTAGATGATTTTGAGTTCCGTAACCAGTTTGGCGACTTCTACGCCAGCGAACGCACGGTGCAGGGCAGCATCGGGAGGCTGCTGTTGGCATGGTTGGGCGAGGCCGTCCCGCAGTTGGAGATATACCTATACACGGGCGAGGAAGGGCAGGCGTTGGCAGCCATGACCGTGCGGCGCTATGACGTGACGAACATCAGCCCGCCGAGCGGCGATACTTGGACAATTTCGGGCATGGACCCGCTTGCAAAGGCAGAGCGCAAGAAGGCGCAGTTTCCTCCGGCCACTGACCTGCGATTGCAATCTGACATAGATGCCACAACGACGACGATCAGCGTGGGCGGACTTGAGACTGACGTTTCAACGGCGATGGGCAATGACGGGCTGTTTTATGGGCGCTTGGGGTCCGAGATCATCCGATACACGGGATACAGCGGCAGCGCGGGGGTCTGGTCACTCACCGGCGTTGTTCGAGGCGCTCTGGGTACAACAGCGGACGAACACAGCGTTGATGACGGTTTGCAGCGCGTGGGCCATTACGACGACATCCTGTATTGGCAGATGGTCAACGATCTCCTGACCAACCACACGACGATCCCGGCCAGCCTCATTCCCTACGCAACCGACTGGACAAGCGAAGGCAATAGCTGGCTTTCCACACTGGCGGGGACCGGCACATTCACCGAGCCGCGCGCCGTGTCCGAGGTCTGCGCCGAAGCGATGCGGGATGGCATGTTTTCAATCTGGTGGGATGAGCGGGCGCAAGAAATCAAGATGCTTGCCAACCGCCAACCTGACGCGGTTGTCGATACCCTGACCGAACGCAATGCCATTGTGAGCAGCGCAATTAAGCGCACGCCTGACGATCGCCGCACGCGCGTGACAATCTACTACGACCGCCGAGATCCGACCGAAAGCCTGACCGAGACGCGCAATTACCGCCAGCAGCGCATCAGGATCGACGCCGAGGCCGAGGGCAGTTTCTTCGCAGACGAGACGGTGCGAAACCTTGTCTGGTATAGCCCACTCCTGCGCACGGACCTCAACGCGATCTTGGTGCAGGCGTCGTTCTTGCAACGCTACCGCACGACGCCGGAATACATCGAACTGACCGTGGCTTACAAAGACGCCGACCTGAATGTGGGCGATGTGGTTTACGTCACCAGCTATGACGTGCTCGACACGCTGGGCAATCCGACCACGCAGCCTTGGCAGATCATTGAATGGGAGGAAACCGATCCGGGCTTTTCCTATCGCGTCTTAGCGCAGTCGTTTGTACTGTATGAGCGGCCCAGCTTCATCATGGAAAACACCGCGCCTGACTTCGCAACCGCGACTGATGCGGAAAAGGAAAATGCGTGTTATATTACCGAGAACACGGGCCTGATGCCGGACGGCACCACGGGCTATGTGATACAGTGAGGGACTAATGGCAAGTTGGACAAACCAAAGCACAAGCAGCCTTCTACCGGGCGAGCCGTGGACCAGCGCCAAGGCACTGGCGGCGTTTGAAAACCCGACAGCACTGGCTGAAGGGGCGAGCGGTGCGCCTGTTTTATCAACGGGGTGGCACTCTTACAACCGCACCAATGTTGGCGATAGCGGTACTGGTGTTTACTATAGCTTTGCAACTGACGGGGCGGTTGCTACGGCTGAGACCCCGAACTTCGAAAATAACTACGAATATAGGCTCTTAGGCGTAAATCTTGGTATTTCAGCTAACGCCACTGCGAGCACATGGGTCGTTGATGCCCTTGTCGGGGGATCTTGGGTCAATATAGCCACTACATCTACGGCAAGCTCCACTGTTGTCACATCAGATAGAATTGACTTTGATTGTTGGATTTGCTCGCCGCGTAGAAGCCGTCCGTTCGCGTCTACAGTTTTCGCGGGCTATTGGGATGAGGGTTCTGGCTCTACATTTGGCGGCTATAGAACAACACAGCTATCGTCTTCGACATCCATAACCAGAGCGCGCGTCAGGTATATTGGACAGAATATAGGTAGAGGCGACCTATATCTTTTGCGCCGGAGGGAAGATTGATGGATGAAGCAGCCGCACAGGCGATCCGCTACAACCGCGACCGCCTCCTAGCCGCATCCGACTGGACGCAAGTCTCAGACGCGCCTGTAGATCAGGCCGCATGGGCCACCTATCGCCAAGCCTTGCGGGACATACCGCAGCAGGCTGGCTTTCCTGAAAATATCACATGGCCGGAGATGCCGACATGACAGAAAACACGCTTCCTGCTATAACGTCGCCAGAACCTGAGCAATCGAGCATCTGGGACCGCATCGACAGTGTGCCTGCATTGCGGGCAGAGATACGTCGCCTTGAGGGCGAAGTGAGACGCGCACGGCGCAGGGAGGTTGTCCCAAGCCTGACAACATCGACTGTAATTACCGAAGATTAACCCTCCAAATGAATGAGGCAAACAAATGGCACAAAACTACACCGCAACCCTGACCGCAGGGGCATGGACGCAGCTAACCGACGCGGATGTGTCGTCAATCACGTTCCAAAATAAGAGCGGCTATCATATCTTTGTGGCTGGCACGACAGGTGCAACGGCTCCGACGGACTTTGACGACGCGATCCGGTACAATCCCGGACAGGGTGAGCGCAATGCAACGCTGTCTGATTTGTTTCCCGGCATTGCGGCTGTTCGGGTTTATGCGTTTTGTCAGCAAGCCGCGTCGGTATTTGTCAGCCATGCGTGAAATATCCTCCCCGCTTGACGGCTTTGCCTCGCCGTTTGGACCGCAGCGCGGGTTTAACCCGTTGCGCCTATTCTCCAACGGCGAACCCGGTGCTTGGTTTGAGGCCAACGACGCGAACACCCTATTCACCGATGTTGCAGGCACTACGCCAGTAACCACCCCCGGTGATGCTGTGGCGTTGCAGTTGGATAAGTCTCAGGGGCTTACCTTGGGGCCGGATACAGTTGATTTTGCGGTGCTTGGGGATCAAGGCACTGGTTGGGTAAAAGAAGATGGTATTATCAAAAAAATATCTGATGATGCGACTCTCTATGATTTTGGCGCTTCTGTTGAGGCTGGAAAATACTACGAGATAACTCTTACAAAGTTGAACCACACAGTGGGAAACCCGTCTATTACCGTGGGTGGCAATTCATATTCCGGCATTATAAGTTTCGAAGATCCTGATGGGACTTACACTTTTATTTTGCAGGCCACGGGTAGTGGCACTGTTACGGTAGCGGCGAACGCCGCTAGGATTTGGCTATCTGCGTTCTCCGTCCGCGAACTCCCCGGCAACCACCGCACCCAAGCCACAGTCGCCGCGCGGCCACTCTATGCGCTGCACCCTGTGGGTGGTGTTCGGAACCTGTTGCAGTATACTGAGGAATTCGACAATGCGTTTTGGGTTAAGACTACTGCCACTGTAGCAGCAAACGCTAGTGCGGCACCGAATGGAACGACTACTGCTGATAAGTTAATAGCGACTGCTGTATCTGGTCAGCACAAACTTAATGCAAATTCTGTTTCAGGTAGTGGGACACATTCGTTCTCAATATATGCAAAGCCTGCGGGATACAGTTGGATTATCTTACAGACAGCAGGTGGTTTTGCTTGGTTTGACGTGTCTACCGGAACTATCGGAACGCAGACAGGTGTAACTGGTCTTATCGAACCTGCTGATGGTGGGTTTTTCCGTTGCACTATTGTTGAAAGTGTAACTACCACAATAGGCACACCAACAGTATGGGTCACAAACGGAAACGGTGTAACATCTTTTATAGGCGACGGCACATCCGGCGTCTATATCTGGGGCGCTCAGCTCGAACAAGGCTCCACAGCCACCAACTACCAGCGCGTAGGCTCTTTCTTGGACGTCTCCGAAGAAGGCAAGGCCCGCCGTGGTCGCATTTGGTACAACGGCACGTCACACTTTATGCAGACCGGAACAATCACGCCGGGGACGGATAAGGTGCAGGTCTTTGCGGGAGTGCGGAAGCTGTCGGATGCGGCGGCGGGAATCCTTATTGAAAGCAGCACAATTTCGGAGACGAGTAATGGTGCGTTCGGCATAGCGGCTCCGGGGTCTTCTACTAAGTTTATAGCAATTTCCAGAGGCACAATCATCCGAACGGCCGGAACTACAAGCGCCGCCTACAACGCACCAACAACTCGCGTCGTGTCGGCTTTTAGTGACATTTCCGGCGACCGCGTGGCTTTGCACATCGACGGAACGCAAGTCGCCCAATCCACCGAAAGCCAAGGCACAGGCAACTACCTAGCATACCCGATTTACTTCGGCGCTCGTGCAGGTACATCCCTGTTCTATAACGGATACGAAGACACCAGCATCATCCGCTTTGGACCCAACCTTGACGACACCACAATCAGCAAGGTGGAAAGCTACGTGGCGAGTAAGACACCAGCATCCGAGTTGCTTATACCAGCAGGACCGGAGTTGGTTACTAATGGGACGTTTGATACTGATGTGAGTGGGTGGGATGCAGACGCAAACGGTACAATTTCTTGGGATAATGGGACACTAAAATACACGGGAACTGGCGCTGGTCCTACTTTTATGGACGCGTCCCAAACTCTCTCAACTATCGTTGGGCAAAGATATCGAGTGTCTTTTGAATTAACAGCACTATCCCCTACGAATCCAATTCGTTGCGTCGTTACTGGTACTTCTGATGTGATTACAGTAAATGATTCTGGGGTGGCCGTTGGAGACTTTATCGCAACGAATACAAGTACACTTTTTCAGATTGGAATTGTAGGTGGCGTCCTCGGTGAAACATTCAACATCGACAACGTCTCCGTCCGACAATTCATCCCTAAATAAGAGGCCAACGCTATGATGCTCACAATCCTAGTACCAGAAGCCCACATGACAGCAGCCAACCACTTGGGCATGTGCAAGGGCTACTCTGAAGCCGACGGGCTGTCCTATCGCGGGGCCAACTGGACGGACGCACAAGGCAATCTCTACAGCACCACCAGCCTTATGAGCCACCAGTTTGCAGCGGACCCTATGACGCCTTGTGAGCGGCCTGAGTGGGATGCTGATGAGGTGGTAGACTTGGTGCAAGCCACAGCCGCGCAGGGCATGATCCAGCTTTACACGCCGTCCGATCCAGACAGCGCAAAGCCAGCGCTGGGGCCGGACACAATCGTCGTCGTTCGCGGTCCGTTGCCGCTGGATGCGTTGGCGATGATGGGGATCAGCGCGGTTCCGCAGGACGAAACGCCATGACCTGCATCGGCTCATTCCTGCTGGCCGCTTGGATCAACGGCGTGGCGCTGAAATGGGCCAACTATCCGCTGCTCGGGTATTACACAGACGGGCGCGACATGGTGGCAACCGCGCAAGCCGGGTACATCTGCTATGGTGGCGAGGAAACGTAACGGAGGGCTAAGATGGCCGAAACACTACTTAAATTTTGGCCTATCCTCATGGGCTTCGTCGGTTTTCTGGTCTGGCTCATACGCTTGGAAGGGCGCAGCGTGGAAAACACCAAAGAAATCCGGCGGCTCTGGAACCAGCGGCGGGAGGATCTGGAGGCATCGAAAGCGGCCCGCGAAGACACTAATGCGATGCTGGCCGAGATACGCGACGACATAAAAGCGCTGATTGCCAAGGTGGGTCCGAAGTGAAAAAGCACTATTCGCATTTCTCACAAGTGCCGACGGCTGAATGGCCTTGGACTAGCTTCAGCCCGCAGGAAATTGCGAGTAAGGGCGAGGGGGCGTTGCTTGTCGACACCCATGCGCTGGACCAACTTCAGGCGCTGCGGGACCGACTTGGCAAGCCGATCATCCTGACCAGCGCCTATCGCAGCCCTGAGCATAACAAGCGCGTAGGTGGCGCGAAGAACAGCCTGCACATGCAGGGCGTGGCGTTCGACGTGCGGATGGAGAACCACGACCCGCACGAGTTCGAGGCGGCGGCCCGGGCCGAGGGGTTCACTGGCTTTGGTTACTACCAGAAGAGCGGCTTCATGCACATCGACACAGGGCCAGCACGCAGTTGGGGGAACCCTTGGCCGAAGACCGCAACCAACTGGCCCGAAGAGGCACCGCGCCAACCCGAGACACTGAGCGAAGACACCGAGGCGCAAGCTACGGCTGGTGCAGGTGCCGCCGGGGCTGTGGCGGCTATCGTTGAGCACGTCCCCGCAGCGAGCGGTCTGTTGGGCAGTCTCGCACCGACCGCGCAGCTGGTGGCGATCTGCGTGGCTGCGGCGTTGCTGGGCTTCGTTCTTTGGAAGAAACTGCGGTGATGCTTCGGATCAAGATCTGGCTGGCAGCGGCTGGCGCGTTCATCGTGGCGCTGTTGTCAATTTGGTTTGGCGGCAAGAAAGCCGGAAAGAATGCCGCCAAAGCGGAGGAACTCAATGAGTATATCGAAACCCGCAATCGGATGGATAAGGTGGACGTCGATACTGCCGATTCTAGCCGCGAGTGGCTGCGTGAGCGCGGTGAACGATAGCGCGATCTGTCACGGCACCGAGGTCAGCCGAACGGCTCACGCTGCTGCCCTTGCCGCTGATGGTGGCGATAGATCAGTAATTACAGGCGCGTATCTTATTCGGCAGATCGACGCGGCCTGTCAGTAATTGCGCCGGGTGGCGTGATCCGTGCCTGCCGGACGCAGGTATCGCTACCCCAAGCGATACGCCCCGCCGGAGCCTCAACCGGCGGGGTTTTTGCGTTTGAGGCGGGAAACGCGGGCGTCCAAATGTTGCTGGCATGTGTTCACTCCTATGCGTTCTGGTTAAGTTGGCGCTGCGCCTTGATCCGCTCCCGCATTTCCTCGCGGGTGCATCCGTGGTCGATGATGTGGTCAATATCAGCGGCCATCTCGCGTAGCGCGGTGACAGGCTGGCGTTCGCGGTTAGCGGCTCGCACGGCTTCATAGATGGCCGTGTTGAGCAGTCGCATTGCTTCTCCGTAGGTCATTCTTCATTCTCCTGTTTAATGCGCGGTGGACTTACACAGTCGGGCCAGTATCGACCGACGCCCCGGCGACAGCGGCACGTTTCGCATTATGTTGCCGATGTTTTAGGCCAGCAGCCGCTTTAACTCAGATTGAAGTTCTGACCTTCCGACAACCTTTCCTGACTCAAAAGCTAAATACATCAGCGATGCTACAAGGTTTTGCTGGTCAATTGCGCTTGCGTCCACAGCTACAGGCTTCGCAAGCGGCGCGACCACGATAGAGCCTGACACCATCAGTCCAAGTTCTTCACATGTCTTTTTCAGCTTTGCTTGTCGAATGTCTCTTTCTTGGTCTGTCTCTGGTTCCATTTTACATTCCATTCTAATTGCGCCGAGTGACGAGATAGCGGGAAACGCGGTGGGGTTCTATTTGATTGTAAAAATATCGTGAAGCGTTCCTCGCAGCGACACGTTGCGAGGGCCTTCTAACTCGATAGCAATATAATCCCACTGCACCGCGTGCGGCTTCATGTGATCGACCATCGCGCGCAGTACCTCTACTTGTTCATCTGCCGCCATAAGCGCAAACAACTGACCAAAATCGTTTGTGCTGACCTCCATGCGAAGGATTGGCGACGAACTGGAAACGTCAACTTTCATGTCCTGCGGTCCTATCGTTTGATGGCTTCGGCTGGTGCCGGAATGTATTCGTGGTTGCGGGCTTCGGTGAACATGAACGGCATGAAAACCAAACCGCGATCAGCCTGCCACTTTTCGATGGCGGCGCGTACTGCGGTTTGCAGGGCTTCCCTGTCCTGCGGCGTCACATCAAAGAGAAGATCAGCGTTTTCTCCCGTATAATCTTCATAGGCGCGATCCTCGCAATCTTCGATCCATCCGTGCGCATCGAAGAATGACGCAAGCGGCACAGGGGCTTTGTATGCCTCGCAAATGTGCGCGCCCTCGTATTCCTCGCGGGCGATCCGCACCGCATCCTCATAAGTCTCTGGCCCGGACGTGTAGACTTCTTCGTCACGCCCAATGTACCAGCCCCAATCCTTTTGATCGTCAGCCATGCGGGTGTCCTCGTGTTTGTTTTCGGTTGAGTCTTATATATCAGAATTTTGCTCCGATACAAGATTTATTTAGGGAGATTGAAATATTTATTTAGGCCAGTATAGTTGCGCGAGACTCAAAAGCAGCGTAAAAGGGCAGGCATGAAGATTTTTTACGGATATAGGCGCAAGCAATCGGAAGTGCCGGAAGGCATGGATCAGGTGTTCAATGATGACGAACACACGAACCGACAAGAGCGTGAAGACTTGGCCATAATGACCAAGCGCGATGCGGACGTGCCGGGGGGTGACGACATTTACATCATCGCCCTAAGTGACCTCGGCAAAGGCGCGGAAGCCACGCACGTCAAGGCCGCGCTAGAGGCAGAAGGCAACCGGATTCACGTCTTGCCGCAAGAGCCGAAAGAAGATGGCCGGGGGCGTCCCGCTGTGTTCACGCCAACGCCAGAGCAGGACAAGAAGATCATGGCGCTATACCGCAGCATGAACGCCATGCGCTACGTTCTCGACCGGACGGAGCAGATCATGGGCGCGCGGTATGAAGCGCATCATTTGAAGCGGCGGTACGGCAATCGCTGGAAACAGAAGGAGCAATCAGAATGAGCGCCATGACCGATCACGGTCTCACCAAAGACCTAAAAGACGCTGCGCGTGTCATGGCTGAGACTGGCACGTTTGATACTGGTCAAGCGATTATGCTGAATGCTGCAAAAGAGATTGAGCGCCTTCGTGACGAATTGGTCAGGATGAAAAGCGATAGACCCTACGTTATGGGTTTCAACGCTGGATGGGACGCCGCAATGAGTGAATCCGGGGAGGGCCAGAGCGATGGCTGAAAAAGTGACATTTAGCGACAGCTTTACGACATACATTCAAGGCGAGGCTCGTGCTATGGCGTTGGCGGTCAATGGTGGTGACTGGGGCACCGACTACACTGAGGCGCAAAAAGTCGGATGGGCGCAAAAAGCCGTATGGGCCGCTCGACGGTATGGCGGTTACGATGGCCACTGTTGAATCCGGGGAGCAGTCCGAATGATACCTCCCTCCTTCAAAAGTAGAATGCGACGGAAGAAGGGACCGCGCCGTTTAATATACCACGGATATTCTGTGTTTATTCGGACATGGCGTCTTCACGACAAGGAGCAAGGCTGATGCACACTGACGACATGAACGATCTGGTGCTTATGGGTCTGGCGCGTGACAGTGCAGAGGTCGAAGTGAAGCGCCTTCGCGGCTTGCTCCAAGCCATCGAACTGGCAACGGCCACTGGTGACGGCTTGTCACCGGACGAAACAATCGGCGTTCACGCGCTGGCGGCGAAACACAGTGAATCCAAGGAGCAGTCAGAATGACGTGGAATGACATAACGCTGAACACGCTACCCGGTTCTTACACTGGTGTTGTGGCCTATTGCAGCCGCACGGGCAAAACGTCCGTGGCTGACGATGGTCGGTCACGCCACCTGTCTGCGCATCGTGCATTGCAGGGGTTGAATGACAGTGAATCCAAGGAGGGCCAGAGCGATGCAGATCGGGATTGATCATGGTGGCGGCGAACGCACTGTTTTGTATGTCGAAGCGTCTCGAAAAGGTGTGATTGCCCGATCAATCGCGCTTCGTTTGGCGCTGCACGAACACGGCAGGGATGTGCCGTTTCCTGTTGCCCAAATCCGTTCAGGTGCTTCCGTCATTTCATCGTTCCTTTGCTCACCGGGTTTAGCTTTATCCGTGCCAACACCATCGGGTGTGGCAGCGTGACGGTTTTAGCCTCAACCTCCGCTTTGATGCGGGCGGCGTAGGGGTTCGGCGTGGCCGTGCCGTGCGGGGTGGCGTAGATGGTCATTGAATTGTCTCCGGTATTAGGACTTTGACGCCAGCAGCGCGGGCTTGGGAGATCATGTTTGCGGTGCCTCGACCGCCAGAGAAAGCAATGACCAGATCAGGCTTGCCATCTTCTAGCATTTGGCGGTTTCTAATTGGCCCTGCTGCTTTGCCGTGCTTTTGCCAGTCGGCGGGGTATTCTTTTACGGCAATGCCTTTCCACTTGGCAAATTCTCCGGCCATTCGATCCGCGCCGTTTGCACCGCCGTGAATAAGCAGCGAAATGCAGTGATCTTTGTGAATACCGCCAAGCCAAGAGCCTAGCGTTAACGCGTCGTCGAAATTGCGGCCTCCGCAGACAAGAACTTTCATTTCCGTTTCTCCACTTGTGCAGCCAAGCAGGCCGCTATGATTGCGTGTAAAGTCT